GTGACTGCAATAGAACCGTCTTCATTTGCTGGAGGAACAAAGGTCTTGACAGAATCTTTCTGTTCTTCTTTCCTACCGATTTGAAAACCGAATAGTTCGATTGGCATATTTTACCTCAATAATAATAGGGGTGTATTGTATTTATACACCCCGATTCACATCAATCTCAGGAGGTTAGATACCACCTGCGTTGCCAGTTTGACCACCTGCAACTTGCCAGTAGTCGTATGCAAAGGTAACGGTGAACTCTTCAATTGCATCACCATTTTCCCATCCAAGATCCATACTTGAAACTTCAGTTGGGAAGATACCGACAAAGTCATACACTCTTAAGATTTCACCTGTCTTAGAGTATTGTGTGACAAGTGCGTTTGCTTTGTAGAGTGATGGTGCGGTACCACCTGCATTATTTAGATTGCCTTGGAATGAGTTGATCGCATTTGACCACTGTTCCATTGCGTTGCGAATTGCAAAGTCTTCATCGTTAATGATTGTAGGTGTCCACTCTGCGAATGTACGAGTACCTGCAAGTTTGATATTGCGTCCAAAGTAAGGAACATCAATTGCTGAGATAGTTGACTCAGGAATTGTTGCCGCTTTACAGAGGAAAGGTACCTGTGCATCTGCAACACCGTTGATTGGGTTTGTAATTTGCACTTGGAACAGTGAAGGACGAGCGCCGCCCGCCTTCAGTGCACCTGCGAATTCATTTACATTAAATGCCATTGTAGTTCTCCTTTATCCTATTAACCTGCGCGACCAACGACTTCTGAGAACTCAACACCCGTTCTAACCGCAACAAAGTTTAACTGAATAAAGTTAATTGACCTTGCGGGTTTGATGTAGATATCACCAATGAACTCGTTACGGTCAATGACTTCGCCTGTGTTGTTTGTTCCGTCACAAACTACCAAGAACTCAGTGATACCTCGTCTACCTTGCACATCACGCAAGAAGGGTTCTACCAAGTTCTTAAACTGCGAACGCGTAAACTCATCGTTGAACTCAAACAATGTAAATCTTGCGGCAGTCGCAATTGCCTTTTCAAGGACAATAAACAGTCTGCGAACATTAATCCTGTCAAACGCTGATGGTTTCGCAAGCATTGTTTTGTCTCCAAACAATACCGTACCTTGGCCTGGGAATGTAACAACTGGGTTGATGCCATTCTTATAGAGTTGATCGCGATCTGCTTTTGATGGGTTGAATGCAAGTTTAATTGCATTCTTAACATTTCCGCGATTAAACCCTGCAGGTGAGAACCAAGGGTCACGAGTCAAGTCAGTCTGAACCATAAGACCTGCAGTATCTGCGTTCAAAGGTACATATCTAAACAAGTCGTTATACTTGTCATATTGATACTTCCAACCAGAATCCATAACTGCGTATGAAGATGATGGAAGTTGATTTCTAAATGCAATAATGTCTTGCGTTTCTTTACCCAAGAATGCATTGTTCTTAACGACATCTGCGCGTTCTGGTGAAATGACCACCAAACAATCTTTACGATTTTCTGCAATGTTTGTAATCAAGTGCGTCGCAAGAGTAACATCCGCAGCGCCACCTAAAATTAGTGAAACATCCACATCTTCTGCAGAACGATACTGATTGTACCCTACAATTTTTTGTGGAGATGTTGGTTGCGCACCATCTTTACCACCGGACATAGAGTTTACAACTGGAAGTGTTGCGCCGTTGTAGGTTACTCCACCAGATGCAGGAGTTCCCGCATTTGTTAGTGAACCATTGTGCGCACCCCACCAGACATATGCAGACTGTTGGTTGATTACATCTTTGTAATAATTCGTCGCACCCTGTTCAGTTCTTGCATCAGACGCAACAGAAACATCTTCGTATACTTCTAAGACTGTACCTTGCGCACCTGTGAACAATCCATCTTCATCTACAATTGCGATATGAATTGAGTCGCCTTGCGAATTATTGTTTTCTGCGAATGTAGTCGTAGTTGGTGCAGTATCAAAGTTGTCAAAGTATTCCCATCTACGAGTGATTGATGTAGATGAACGAGAAACCGTGTTACCAGTGTAGTTTGATGTAAATACTACTGTGTTACCGGTCAATTCTCTAACTTTGAGGGGTTGTCTATCAGGACCTACTAACAGAAGGTCACCAACTAAAAACTGCGTTTCTGTGTTTGAAGTGCCTTGTCCGTCACCGTTAAACACCAACTCATTTGTATTACGAGTAATCGAGTGCGTATCACCAGTGGTATCTACGGTAGATTCCCACGCACTTGCAGACTGACATACAGAAATCTTAAGAGAGTTACCTAACTCACCTGCCCATTTTGCGACCCAATCGCCGTGTCCTGAAGAGTTTGTGTATGTTTCATCGTAGTATTCTTCGTTAGAAATGAATGCGCCAGTACCAGAAGATGTTGCGTTGTTCGCACCATCTACAACACGAGTTACAAATAATTGATTACCATACGCAAGAAAGTTTGCGGCAGTGAAAAAATCAGTCGCGGTGTTTGAGTTTGGTTTCTGGAAGACATTTACCAGACGATCTTCGGAGTCGATAAGAACTCTCTGATCCACTGGCCCCCAACGGAAGTGCCCTGCGAAACCACCTGTAGTGGTTGATACCGCAGGAACTACTGTAGTGAGATCAATCTCACTTACATTAACTCCAGGCGAAACTTGGAATGCCATGTTTTATCTCCTTTCTCATTAAAGAGTCATATATTTTTATTCTATTGTATTTATAAAACTGGTTATTTAGAAAGGATCAAAGTTTCTCTGCATATGTTCTTCAGCAAATGCAGTTCTCGATTCATCCACAGATAAAACGATACCATCATCGTCATCAGACATTCCATCATCTATAATTCCAAAAGGAAGTAACTCATCCATAATCTCTTCCTCATTTTTTCTTCTCAAGGTCCTCAATGTATTAATATCAGTCATTTCTTTAAAAAACTGTTGATCGGATAACCACGCAAATAAAACCAGTCCCATCACCAAATCATCATGACAACCAGATTCTGCTTCGTAGGATACGCCTTTTCTAGAGAAGGTAGAAAGTTCTTTAATTGTTTCGAAATCCCTCAAAATGAGTTGATCTTGTTCGATTAACAACTTTAAAATAGAACAACCTACAGACTTTACAGACTTCGTTGTGCGTATTCCTTTGTCTACATTCCTACCAAAACCAGAGGAAATTCTTTTTCCTGTTCTTCCTGCAGATTCTGTAAAGAGTACATTCTCGTACTCATAATCATCATGTAAAAGGTCTGATACTTGTGCTCCGATATCGTTGACCTCGATTAATGCAACACTCTCATTATAATGTTTTATAGTTCTATGTATGATTTCCACATATTCAACAGGCGTAATCATATTGTCTCTAAACACACAAACCTGTTGATAAGGCATTTTCGACACATCAATTATTTGAAATGCGGAGTAGTCAAGTCCCTTCCCTCGCGAGACATCCACCACACAAACATAGGAATGACCCTCTAGAGGTTCCTGATACATACATAGACCATTAGACTCTCTAATGGGTTGTTTATAAACTAATGACTTAAGTTTATTACCCTCAATCAGAGTTCCGGATGACCCAAGAAACTGACACTCAAATTCCTGTGCAAACTTTTCATAGTCAAAGTCCATTGACGACAAGGTTTCTTGTTTCCAAGTTTCGTCTCTGCCGGGCACATCACTCCACATTACTCGCACAAACTCATACCCATTGGTTCCTTCTCTTGCACCCTCACAGGTTTTGTAAAAGTGATTGAGTCCATTTGGAGTTGATGTCAGTAGAATCTTAGTAGTTTTACCAGATGAAATAGTTGGAAATACTGATGCAAAAAACTCATCCCAGTTTTCTACAAACGCGGTCTCATCAATATACAATAATGAAATAGACTTACCACGAATTGCGGAAGAAGATGTCGCAGATGCAATAATCTTACATCCATTTTCAAACTCTACGGAACCCTTGTTCCATTCGACCACACCCTGTTGCATCCACTTAGGAAGTGCCTCGTATGCGATTTTAACTCGATCTAGGATTTCGCGCGCCGCGTCACCTTTGTTTGCGAGGAGTGCAACTGTCTTGTGTTCATTAAATAGAACATAGTGAAGGATGACACAAACCGCAGTGGTTGTTTTACCTGCCTGTCGGGAGGTGACAACTGCGCACCGACGGTTATCCGTAATCTTTTGTACAATTTCTTTTTGGTAATCGTACATCCGAATAGGAATCAATCCTTTATCTACATGCACGATGTTGATATATTTTTCGGAAAAGTAGACAGGGTCTTTAGAACACTTAATGAACTCTTCAATCTTTTCTTGAGTCCATTCGATTTCGGTTCCTTTTCTTTTTAGATTAACATTACCAAGATATCCGCGTTCACTCATCATTACCCTTAATCAATTTTTGAAGATCTGCAGTCGATCCGACAAACAATGCATTCGTTACATTTTGAGGCGACTCTTCTTTTGTTTCTTCTTTCAGTTTTTTGACCTTTGTCTGAACTTCTAATAGGTCTTTGTTTGCATCTACAAGTGTCTTTGTTAGAGTAGATACAACCTCAAACGCACGAGGATGTTCGGATGCCTTCGCAAGTTCTAGGAGATAGTCGAGTGCTTCGGTGCCTCGTTCAATGACATCGTACATATTCTCACGCGCATACTTATAATCTTTTGAGATATCATCATCGTCGCGTGTGCGCGCATTGAAGTTTTCTCTGCGCAATGAAGGAGTTTTGTTTTCGTCGACTAACTCACCTTCAACTTCAAAGATGTCGTTTAAACTTTCTGTTGTCTTGTCTTTCATTATAAATTACCACTGAAAAAATCTTCTTTATCAAATGCAAACCCATAATTAGAGTTCGCAGAAATCTGTTCTCTTGGAATTGTCAAGTCGACATTCGATGTCGGTAGACCTTCGTTAGTCTGTCCAGGCACCAGTATACTTCTTTCACTGGTTTCTGTTTGTAGTGGAGTATCCGTTTTAAAGTTAATGTTGGTTCGTGTAATCGGACCCTTGTTTGTGACAGGTCCAAAAATATACCCCTTGACAGTGAAAGTCATTGTGTATATAATAGTTCTGCGGGTTTCAAAATCACTATCATAGTTATCTTCAATAGACACATCATTCAATACTGTTGGAATATCATATGTATCTCCAATCTCTGGAACCAAACGCATTGTGTTTGTCCATTCCGGTCTAAAGAAAGGCAATATCTGTTCTACCACCTGCACCGCATCTTCATTGTATCTAAACATCGCATATAAAGAAATATTAATATTATAAGGTACTGGTGTGTACTGACCTCTGAGTCTATCTGGTCCTGTACCTAAATTGACATTCCTAGTTAATTTATTTAGAGACCTCGCAGCATCATACTGAATGTCTGTCATTTCAAACGCAAGACGAGGTAACTGAATCGCAATCTCTCTATCTAGGTTCGGGTCTGTCACAATTCTTGATAAGAATCTATCTCTAGGTCCATATGCAATCGGAACACGAATTACACGACTGACATCTCCATCTTCCGTGTACCGCACAACATCAATGTCGTTAAACATATTACCAAACATAATAATGTATTTACGAATTGACTCGTGATAAAAATTATGACCAAACATTACCAACGGTCTCCTTCACTGAATGGATTGAACTCACTGAAATCAATAAAGTCCAGTTCATTTTGATAGAGTTCATTGTTTGCTTGCGGGTCATTGTTTGCATAACGATTCCCGTCATCAACAAGATTCGTAAGGTCTTCCAGAAGTACACGACCACTTAATTCGTCTGCAGTCACTGTTACAGTAGGTGCAGTAACATATCCTTGGCCTGGATTTGTGACAATGATTTGAATCACCTCTCCATCGGATACGACCGCAACTCCCTCTGCAGGGAATGATTCAGGCGCATCCTGTACTAATACATTTGAAGAAATAATTTCGCCGCCTTCGATTTCAGGAATATTGATACTGACCACTGAACCATTTGCGTCGATGTTTGCATTACTAAACTCTAAGAACGGGTCTGATGGTGCGTTTTCAAAGTCTAACAATAAAGTGACCG